GTGTTGTAGAGGTTGGCGCTGCGGAGGTTGGCGTTGCGGAGGTTGGCGTTGTAGAGGTCGGCGTTGCGGAGGTCGGCGTTGTAGAGGTCGGCGTTGTAGAGGTCGGCGTTGCGGAGGTTGGCGTTGTAGAGGTCGGCGTTGCGGAGGTCGGCGTTGCGGAGGTCGGTGTTGTAGAGGTTGGTGTTGCGGAGGTCGGCGTTGGAGAGGTTGGCGTTGCGGAGGTCGGTGTTGTAGAGGTCGGCGTTGCGGAGGTTGGTGTTGCGGAGGTTGGTGTTGGAGAGGTTGGTGTTGCGGAGGTTGGTGTTGCGGAGGTTGGTGTTGTAGAGGTTGGCGTTGCGGAGGTCGGCGTTACAGAGGTCGGCGTTGGAGAGGTCGGCCCTTTCTCCACCATCCTCCCCCTCTTGCCACTTGCGATGTCGTTTGAGAATTTCTTTCAGTTCATCTTTCGTGATTGTTCTCATCCTTCCCCTCCATTTCATTGAGCCGCTGACTGGGTTGCTACTCCGGTTGATTGTCCACAGGGGTGGTCGTCTTGGCAAGACTTGATGGCATCGTCGAGTTCGAGGAGCCTGTTGGCAAGGTCTGTGGTGATGGTAAAGAGATCGACGACGATGTCTCCGAGACATTCCTTTGCAGGATTATAGCGTTGCACGATGCGACCAGAGCTATCACGCACAACATACTCAGTATCAGAAGCATTCGTTTCGTGCATCTCTCCTCCTATACCACGAGATCGTGGATGTCGAGTATCGTCCGGTGGTCATCACCCGTAAAATGTTTCACCGATGCGAAGATGCAACCCAGATCTGCTGGCCTGTACAGACGGCGTGAGGCATAGTTACCTCGTGTACCCTGCTCATACGTCTTGTACTCACTGCCTGTTATGCCCAACAGGTGCTTCCTCTGATACATCTCCAGGGGCTTATTGCCGTTGGGGATAGTGACCCCGAGAGTGAAGGCTCGATCGGTAAATTTGTCATGGTGATGTGCCATGAAGAATCCATCGCAATTTGGCATGATAAGCATCATATCAAGCAAGCGATTTATCTTCGCGCCTTTTGTCCTGGACGCTCCGAACCCATGCGACATCAGCCATCGCGTCTCACGCGCACCGCCCTTCGCGCCCGTTAGAGCCTGATGGCGACACACCACCCTCACCATCGCGATGTCTCCCCCGGCAAGGGGCCATGCCGGTCGCTTGATCCCCTGGGCCATCCGCAGGTTGTCGCGGAGCCGCCACGAGAAATCTACCTGATGTGTTTTTCGGAGCTTGTCCTCATGGTTACCGTCTAGCACCACGACGATCTTCGAAGCAATGGGTTCAAGCATCTTCGTGACCTCGTCGAGGCAGTGAAGATGGATATTGTGGAGATGGCTCCTGGCCTCAGGGCAGATATTGCTTTCGTCGAATCGTTTGTCGTCGATGGTGATGCACTCAGCCATGTCACCCAGCAGGTAGACCAGGGCGTGGTCATCCTTGGCGATGTGAGATACTATCTTTTGGACATCCTCCCTGTCGAACGAGAGCGCAGGGTAGTGCCAATCCCCCAGGAAGTAATGGTTCCATATGGTCTTTCTGGAAGTCTGGTGTACGATCTTGTTTATCAGTTCCATTCAGTCCACCTCGATTCTCAGCACGGTGTGTTCCATGCTCATGTCATCGACCCGAAGGTCTACGATTCCTGTCGTGACGTACTTTGAGGTATCGTCCTCGATGATACCCAACTGCACCAGGGCGTCCTGTGTCATCTTCCAGAGGACACTGGCGTAGTTGTCTACGTCTCGACTGCGGTTCGTCTTGAACCAGATTTCTGCGGATAGTGTAACGTGGGGGATGGAACGAGGGACATCGCTTAGCAGGGTATGCAGTTCCCAGAGCCACTGCTCTTTCAACTCCTGCCGGGGCTTCCAGTGCATAGTCTGCCATCGGTTAAGCGATACCGGCACCTGGAGCAACTTCACCTCGTATGTCATGTTACCTCCTCGGGGATCTCGAAACTCACTTCTGCACTGTACACACCCTGTCTCGCTCTTGCTATCATCTCGGCAGATGGCTTACGTCCTGTCGGATGGGCATGGTCGATCATGTCGGGCGTGATCAGGTTGGGGTACTCGCGCCCATTGGCCCTCTCCCAATCACGAACGGCATCATTGAGAATCTGCCCTATGCGTTTAAACTCCTGCATACACTCACAGGTGGCAGCTCCCCGATAGATGCGTCCAGGGAGTCCACTGCGAGAGAACGGACCGACGATATATCCCTGATCACAGGTGCAGTGCCTGATGGCTTTGGCTGCCCCCTTGAGGTCTTCACGTAGGGCAAGTATCTCTGTGTCGGAAGTCCCCTGCTCGTATTTAGCCATTATCATCCCTCCTTATCTCCAGAGGAGCCTTCGCTTTCTTCGCTGCAAAAAGTATTTTGCTGAAGTTGCGCCTGAGTCCTGCTGGCGAGTGGATGATGCCACTCCAGAAATCATCATTCTGGCTGAACGAGATCATCGCAGCCACCTCTGGTTCCGTTCGCTTGTCCAGACGCATGAGCCTGTCCATCTCGACGCACCACTTCTGGATGTTGCGAGGAACCTTTGCTCGGTCATCGTTCTTGAGCATCTGCTCTATCAAGAACTCACAGAGGTCATAAGGTGGTTCGTTCTCGACCCAGATATGTGCGTCCGAACTTCGCGAGGACTCCTCTTCCTCTTCCTTATCCTCTTCCATATCCATATCTAGACAGAGTCCTCTAGAGTCCTCTAGAGAATCGCCGTTTTCCGCAGGGGGATGCGGTAATTTGGAGGGAGACGGGTTCGAAACCTTCTGGTGCCGTGTCCAGTTGGTGATTTGCAGATATAGGTGGCACTCGTCAGAGTAGACGCAGACCATCTTGCACTCCTGAAGAGCCTCAGTCCATCTGAGAATATCCTTATCTGTCACATCGTCATCGTAAGGGTAAATTGATGTCCTGATGATCCGAGGGCGGTAGTTGAGACGGCCCTCGTCGTCAGCCTGGGTGATGAGGCCTATCCACAGCAACCTTTCCCATACTGAAAGTGACCCGAATTTTTCATCCTCCCAGAGATCCGGTTTCAGAGTTCTTATGCGTGGCATGGTTCCTCCAAAAGGAAACCGCCCCGAGGGTAGCAACAAGGCACGGGAGATGGAGGGCTTCCGCGATCTTCCTCGGGGCGGTGGTTTTCGGTTTTCATTTTTCACCTGTGCCTCTCTGTTGCTACCCAGATTATACCACAGGCTAATAGGAGTTCGGGTCGAACGGGTCTTCGTCACGTAGAGAAACAACGCCTTCCTGGTCAGCCGGTAGCAGGAGAAGGCCGTTGATGTAAGTGTTGGAATATTCGCCCTTTGTCTTCACTCCGATCTCGACGAACGCACCGATGAGCATAGGACACATCGCTGGCAGGTCAGAGAGTTTATCCAACTCCAGGCCCAGCCGTTTGATGTCCTTCTTGGTATACTCCAAGGCTTCAGGGTTAAGACCGCAGTACTTCCAGCGGAGCCGTCCCATGAACTCCTGGGGCGCGATGACATTGAACGTCAGAGCCAGTTGGAGTCGCGAACCAGACTTGCTGTGTTCGACCCTCGCCTCGATGACCTTTGCCTGATACCGCCCATCGGGCAGTTCTGCGTAGTCATCTTCGGTCTCTTCTATCGACGCGAAGTAGTCATCAATCTCCTGTAGTTCTTCTCTGATTCCCATGTTACTTTCCTCCCTTGAATGACTTTACAACGGCACTGTAGTCCAATGGCATGACCGCTGGAAGTTTCCCCGTCCTGTCACCGGCTTCCCAGTTCTCCGAGGGTTCGGCGTGTATGATCCTCTTCGGCCCCTTGCCGTCATCGATGACCTCTGCATACAGGATGATATCAGCGAGTCCGAGCAGGAAACGCCGTGCGCTGTTGGGCATGGTCGGCACTGCTTTCGTGACCTCTGCCGTCCTGGTCTTGAGGGCGAGACGCTGGGCATGAGACACAAACACTAAACCTCGATTTTCCATCGAGAGTTTAATGATGACCCTCTGGAACTCAGTGTTGACGAGACCCCAGCCCTTGCCGTAGTCGAGATCCTGCGGATGCGTGATATTGTGCTTCTTGCACACATAGGTCACGCACTCCTGGTACAGGTTATCGACTGTGTCGATGATGACCGTTCGGAACCGCTCAGACTTGTGCAGGTCGGCGCAGACCTTGATGAAATCCTCCCATGTGGTCGTCTCGACCTGAAAGACCTCAAGGGCGTGGAGACCGGCCTCGGTTGCGATAAACAGAGGGTCATCCATCCTGGAGCAGAAGGTGGACTTACCTACTTTAGGATCGCCGTAAATCAATGTGATGTACTTGGTCATCTCAGTCTCCGGTTTGGTTTTCTCAGTTGGCAAAAAACTCATTGTCACCGCTCCCTTCCGCATCGAGTTCCTCGTTCGGCTTCTCGACTTTGTAGAGTCCATCGACGTCTTCTCCCCGGCATAGAGGCAGATATTCGCAACCGCCCCAATCGATACAATGAGAGGTGTTACGATACCAGAGGTTGAGCCTCTTCGAGTACAGGATCGCCTTGCCCAGTTGCCAGAGGTCTTCGCGGTATGCGTCGAGCTGGTTCCGGGGGAAGATCAACCGTTCCTCGTGGCGGTAGAAGTCGGGACGCTCTTTATAGTCCTCCTCTACCCTACGGCAAAACGCATCCACGGTCTCACCCTGCTTCTGCCTGATAGAAGGCTTCCGGTAGTACCTGTACCAGACCTCTCGAATCTGAACATCTTCTGCGTCTTCTAGGTTGACGATGTAGTGCATCACCTGAGTGTCGATGGACAACCTGTCAATATCCGACTTGTTAATGTTGCCCCCTCGCGTCTTCTCTTCTATTAGAGCGAAGGTGTTTGGGCGATCGACGAGCTTGATACCATCGGCCTTACCGCCGAGACGAAATGACCGTGACGCATGGCCCGTTGCTGGGTTGATGAGCGGTAGGTCGAACTCGATCTCCCGGCGCACATCTGGCTCGGCAGGAGCGATAGAACAGAGACCCTTGACGATGCTCCAGTTGATCTCTATCTGGTCGGCCTCTTCTTGCGACAGGGGCGAGAACTGGGCAAAGTATTCCTCTACCTTCGTCATGTCGTTGCCGTGTTCGCGGAAGAGATGGAAGGCACTCCCGATCGCCAGGGAGTCCTTGGTCACCACGGGCCGAAGACCATCGATGTTGCGCGTTTTGAATTTGAACGGGCAGTCCTTGAATGTTGCCAGATTGCTGTAGGTCAGCGTGAACATAGGCATCTCCTCCTTGAGACTCTTGTTTGCGTGGTTACGCAAACCATAGTATATCATCCCGTAACATTTCTCGGAAAAAAGTATTGGCAGCAGGTTATAAGAGAGTATGATTGATTGTAGGAGTAGGATTGATTGTAGGAGTAGCGATGAGAGCAAGGAGGAGCGAGATGGAAATGAACCCAGGTGATGTTTGCAGGATTCGCGTCCACGGTCGGGCGTACCTCGGAGTCATAGAGAGAGTGGGCAATAAAGTCCATATTAGGTGGACAAATTCTCACTACCCCATGGTGAATTTTCACAGGGCGCAGAGGGTGGCCCTCCTGAAAGAACGGTTCGCCCCGTACGGCAAGGCTGGGATCAACTGGATAGTAAAGGATGTGAAATAGATGAAGCGAGTCATCGGATATGTCAGGGTCTCGAAAGACCCCAAGGGCGATAAGCTCTCGCCCGACATCCAGAAGAGCGAGATAGCCAAGTACTGCCTCGCGAAGAAGTTCGACCTCGTGGACTACATAGTAGATGACAACGTCAAGGGTTCGTCCTTCAACCGCCCCGGCTGGAAGGAACTCATGTTCCGACTCCCGATGGTGGACGGCGTTGTCGTGGTAGCCCTCGACAGGTTTGGTAGGAACCTGGAGGAGTCCCTCCGCTGGGGCAGGAAAATCCAGGAGCAGGGCAAGGAGATCATCTCGGTTCACGAGAACGTGAGCATCTCTGGTGAAGGTGGATTTGGAGACAACATCCACTATCTCACGCTCTTGTTCTGCTCCGAAATATTCCTCCAGATGCACAGCCAGAAGATGAAGGATATGCAGGACTACAAGCGTGACAAGGGCGAATGGAGAGGCGGTGTCCTGCCCCTCGGCTACACCATGAAGATGGTAGACGGCAAGAGGGTCGTTCAGGTAGACCCTGTCGGCTCTGAGATCGTTAAGAGGATGTTCGAGATGAGGGCCGAGGGAATGGCATACACCGCCATCTCCGATGCTTTCACGGTAGAGGGATGCCGTGGTCGCGCCGGAGGTAAGCTCTGGGCGCAGAGCATCCACGTTCTACTTCAGAACCCTGCATATGTAGGAAAGCGCATCGTGGACGGTAAGGAGTATCCGGTTGACCTGCCCAGGTTCCTCGATGAGGACTTATGGCAGAAGGTGCAGGACGGGTTCCGTCCCAAGTGTCCCAACGGAACATACCTGCTCTCGGGGATGCTCCACTGCGCGAAATGCGGAGCCGTCCTGAACCGCCAGAAGAAGTACGGAGATCGCGAGGGAGAGGCTGATTGGGTCTGTGGGAACCTCCTGAGAGGTGGCTGTAGTGGAGTCACCATCCGCGAGGCCGTCGCGCTCAAGACCCTCGACGATGCGTTTGGTGACGCTGTGAACGGGGCATGGGGAACATGGTCAACCGAGGAGAAGCGTCAGGCGATCCAGATGTTCACGAGGGAAATTATAGTCCATCCAAGGAAGCGTGGAACCAAGAGGCTCGAACTAGTGAGGAGGGCATGATGACAGACTAGTACATTCCTGGAGAGGGCGACACGCCGTCTATCGAGCAACTGGAAGATTGGATGTTCGATGGCGTCTGCGAGGCCACTGATGGGGGCATGGTTGAACCCGATGGGATCTGCCCCCACGGGTGCGAGTCCTGGCTACTGACCATGGGTCTCATCTAGTCCATTCCTGAAACATGAAAAGCCCCCGACTTTTACGCCGGGGGCTTTCTTCTGCTCATCTCCACATCGGTGATGACCAGTATCCTTGACATATGGCAACTATACTATTCAGGGTCTTCGTCCTCTTCCAGCACGAGTTCTATCTCGGCACTCCCTCCATCGAGCATAGCCTCGACCTCTGCAATCATCTGGCTCTGGATATCTTCAGGAGTGAACCAGTATTCGTCCTCGACCATCGTCCTGTGCAGCCCATACATCGCTGCACAGTAGTTATGGAGTGAAGAGAATATCATCATCCACTTCGCATAGCGGTATGCTCTGCGCTGGTCTCTGTCCATCAGATCACATCGGGAAGGTTGCCAGAATCCGATACAGTAGGTTGGCATAAAGACGCATTCTTATTGGACAACGCGCCCTGGACTGCCACGCCACCGATAGCCCCGACACATACTCCAGCCAACTGGATCAACGCCGTGGCTACAGCACTTGACGTATACATCGATACGATGACCGAGCCTACGATAGCCATACCGGCTATGATGCAGAGGCACACCTTTGCTACCTTGTCATTCATCTCTCTCCTCCTTTTGCTCGCCTCGCTAGACTTCTTTGACCTCTTGGTACAGTATCTTCCAGGGGACTCCCTGTATGACATAGTCGTCGCGCTCGAACTTCACAGCGTCTGTTTCCTCGTCACGAGGACGGGACTCCCTTCCAACACTTCGACCTTGACTGTCACCCCACCGCTTCCGATGGCCTTCCAGTAGTTGCCGACCTCAAACCTCGCGCTCGTTTCCGAGGTGATGGCGATCTTCTTCACCATCTCGGGTGTACACTTATCGCCGTTATCTCTCGTGAACGAGACTCGCACCACGGCTGGGCCACTCTGCGGCGTGAAGTCGAGGTAGCACTTCTGTGTCGCGCTTATCCAGGCTGGCACGAACGCTGGCGAGTTGGGAATCGCTGTATACACTTCATCATCCTCCTGCTCTTTTTTGACCGGAACCTTGTAGTCGGGTCTCACGAAATAGTAGTGGCAACTGCTCGTCTGAATCCTCTGGTGGGTATTGTGCCGAACGCAGTCTCCTGAGTTGCCTTCCACCGTCTCAAAGATGTTCAGGCCGACAGAGATGCATACGCCGATATGATCGGTGATGCCTCCTATGGGCTTATCCCAGATGACAATATCTCCAGGAGCCATGTGGTCGATGTCTATCTCCCTCCCGTGTCTCCTCCCTATGGTCAGGAAGTCTCCTGAATAGGCCGTCTTGAGAAACCAGAACAGGGCAGGGTCAACGTGCCACATGAGCCACGAGATGAAGATGGCGCACCACTGCCAGCCCTCTGACTCGGGGCCGTACCATGCGTGGTATTTCGTCCCACGGTTGGATCCCATCGGGGACTCACAGGAGTCGGGAGAACCTACTTCTGCGATTGCGCGACTGATGACATCTTTTGCTGCCGGCACGAGATCCTCCCGTTGATGAAACCTAGAACGCCAGTTAGTGCTATGAAACACCACTCAAAGAACTTAAATAACATGAGTCAATGAGAGTACAGTAAGGACGGCGACCACGAGGGCCGTGAACGCGAACAAAGCCTTCCACGCCCATGATGGCAGTTTGGCGAATATCTCCAGCGTGTCCAGCCGTTTCGCCGTGTCCTTGCAGGTCTCCTCGAGCTCGTTGATCCGCACGGACAAAGCCTCATCATCATGCCGTCGGCGGTCAACCTCTGTCTCCATGAGCGTGATGAGGTTGGGGTAGAACTCTGTCTGAGACTTGTGGATCTCGTCCACCTTCGCCTCTATCCGTCCTATCGACCCGTTCTGTTGACGCTGCCAGCGGTCGTGGGCTTCGATGAACTTGTCCATCTCCCTCTGCCTCACAAAGTCGTTGTCCATTGTTTCCCTTTCAACTTCTACATACTTCTGGTATCAGACACGAACGATAAACACGGCGCGTTCGAGCCGTCTGGTTCGATTCGTTTACATAGAATTTGAGTGTGTGCGCTCCTGCCGCCAATGACTCCCAGTGATAGCAGAGTGAAAAGCCAAGTCTATAATCTCCCGCTGCACTGGCATACTGGTCTGAGGTAATAGTGTCTTGGTCAACTGGGGCCGAACCGTCCATCTTGAAGCTAAAACTCCATATTATCTTTCCAGCAGCATTTGGGTTGCAGTAGAAAAGTCCTGAAACCTGTGCCTTGATGTCACTTACCTCTGTAAGCGTGATTGTCGTGCTAAGTATTTCTGTCATAGCATCCGAGGCAGGCAGGGTGACATAATACGGGTCGGGGATCTTCACTGGCGGTTCTTTGCGCCAGTATGTCGGGAGGTTTATGTCACGCGGGACTTGCGAGAGTTTCACCAGCATCAGTATCCCACCGCCTGAAGCCTCGCGATTTGGATGTCAGTCGAGGGCAAGAACTCGGTCGGCGTGACATCCAAGGTATAGTCATCATGGTTATACTTGACACTCTTTATCTGGAACGTGGCGATATCATTGACCGTGATGAGAGTCTCTTCCGTGGGAAGCCAATCTGCGATTCGGATGTTGTCTCCTCCCCTTGCCTCGCCCAGAGAATGTTCGGAGCCGTAGGCATCGAAGATCCTGTTGCATGTGAACTCTGCTGAGACCTTGAGGTCTTTGCACTCTGCTATATATGTGTTGCCTATCTGAGTGGCCCCGGCGGTCGTGATTCTTCCAGGTACATCTATCTTCTTTTTGATGACCCCGTAAAGAGCCTGAGAGTCAGCGTCCTGAACAGTGACCTGCTGGTAATGCGAACCGTCCTGGGTATAGTTCACGAGGACATAGTTACACAGAGCCTCTACGTTCTGGCTGATGGTGAGGTCATCGCAGTCTTCTGTCTTGACATACCATTTGATAATCGTGGGGGTCTTCGCGGTGAAGTAGAATTTATGGTCGAGCCATACGCCCCAATCGTAATTGTTGGCAGCGTTCATCTGTTCGAGAGCATCGAAGTAGTATGTCGCAGGGGCGAACTCAAACCTTGTCCCATCGGGGAAGTCATAGTCACCTGTCTCGATCGTGCCAGCCACGATCTCAGAATATGTGGAGAGTTCGGCATCCGCTAGAACTACGTTGGAGATGAACTCGTTCATGTGGTCAGTGGCTGCTACCACGGTGATATCCGCAGTAGTCCAGAGTTCGTTCAGACGGGCAGACCACCCCTGGCAGGAAACATCGAATATGTCAGGACGAATACTCCTCGGTGCCTTATCGATATAACCTTCCCAGAAGACCTGTGCGCTCTCACCAATGACGATTCGGTTGCGGGGCAAGAGGTCTGCCCAGTATTGTGTCACGGGTCGGTGGAGCGTGAACGATGCTGTCGTGAAACCACCTGGATTACACGACTCGAACGACATCCCCTCGAACAGGTTCACAGAAGGTTGCTGTTCGGGCATCCTCTCTGTGAGTTGGGACAGCGCCTCGTCCCCCGTCCTGTCTTGGACGAGGACGTACATCCCTCTCGGTTCGCGACTGACTGTGGCCCTGGCAACGGGTTCAGGGATAGGGGTAGGTGCCTCATACTCATATTCATCGCCACCCCACATATCCTCGAATGAGGTTACATCCAGCACTATGGTGTACGACGAATCTGCGAACACTTTAATGGTGCCGAAGAAACCTCCATCGGCAGTATCAGGGTTTGAGTTAGTGTCGAACCCAGCCACCCCAGCAAGCTCCAGCGTTGCCGTACCACCAGCGGAGACCGCACTGGCGATGAGTGTGCCAGCAGAATCATAAAGCCTGACCGTAGAACCCGTGGGCAGTCCCGTGACAGTGATGTCTGTGGATCGCATCAACTGCACATAGGCCACAACCATAGTGCCATAGTAGGCACTCGATACATCGCCGATGCACAGCCACGGATAATTCAGGAATGCGAGGTTCGCCCATGCCACTGAGGTATCCAGGAGCGCGGCGTAGTTGTTGGAATACACATGCAGTTGCGTATCCGCGGTGCCTCTCGTGACTGAGAAGCAGTAGTCAGTTGCCAGCGAATATGCGGCAGTCAGTCCACCTGTCGAGGAGAGATATGCGGCCTCAAATATCCTTCCGGTGCCAGTGGACCTATAAAAATCGACGCGAGGATACACATATGCGCTAGATACACTTATACTCCCCGTCGGCGTAGTCGCTGCATTGACGACGAGGATCGGGAATATCATATTATTGTTCACATCAGCCGTAATTTGTGCCTTAACCCTGATAACGTGGGGAGTGTTCTTCGGGATGAGGCTGTTGTTGGTGTTAACAAGATATGCCCTGTCCGCGGCGGCGAGTGTTTCGAAGGTTGCGCCAGTAGCCCCGTAGGATATCGCACCGCCGCCATTTAATTCTGGAGTTAGCCATGACGGGCAAGACTGATCGACGGTGAAGTCACGGTGTTGGATTTTGCCAGATGTAACCCGTGTCAGCATCTAGCCCTCCGGTACGAGGAGGTAGAGAGGACTGTATCGCATCTCAATATTGCAGAAGTTATTTGCTTGCTGGTTGTTGGTGACCTCGTAGAGAGTAAGGAGCGTGAGGTTCATCCCATTGGGGTCAGCCTCAAACTGTGGGAAGCCTTTGACATGCGCACGACTGTAAGCCTGCGCTTGATCCTGCTCGCCGTTGAGCGAGGCGAGGACAAGCCCTTGAGACGAGTCGATGATGAGGTAGTTCGCCGTCCATCCATCGATGTTAACAAACGAACCATCTATCGGGATGAGGGCAAAGTAGTCGAGCCACTCGGCTTGGTCGTCGTCAGGGTCTTGCTTGACGATACACGCTTGATACATCTGAGCGAGGTCGGCAGAATCTCCCAACTGGAAACTCGGTATGTTCACGATAGACCAATTCTCAAGAGAGTCCCAGGAGTTGAGCATGACTTCTCTGAACTTGGTGTCGAAAGAGGTCATGTCACCCATGTCCACAGTCTCCTCCTGAGTGTCAGAAGTGATGACCGTACCAGGGGGAATCTCAAGGCAGTACTCTACGACCGCACCGTCTTCTGCCGTGTTAGCTGCCCAGGTGAGATGAGCCGAGGGAATATACCTGCCCTTGTGAACCTCGACCTGATATCGGAACTCCTCGGTCAGCCTAGCACCACCCGTAGCCATCGAGCGGTACTTCTGGTTGCGACAGGTGTATAGGTTCGTGAGAGTCGCCCCCACAGCATCTAAAACAGGGTTATAAGAAGAGGAGTATCTAGCACGTTGACCCATGATGATATTAGTGGTCAGGATCGGAGCAACCAAAGCAACGCCATAAAGGATGCTTCCTCCATCACCAACTATCCAAAGAGAGGTTGCGCTTATCCCGTCAACACCCCTCCAGTTTGTGGTTCCCCCACCAGACTTTGCTATCCATGCTACGCCATCACCAAAAAGAATGACACCAACGTCTCCCACTGCCCAAATGTGAGTGGAGTCGAAAGCATAAACAGAACGTAGATGCGAACCTATGCCACTGACCTGGGCAGACCAGTTCACACCAGCGTCAGCCGAGAACAATATCTCGCCACCCTCTCCAACTGCCCAATAATGAGTAGCATCAAGCGCGTAGACTCCATAAAGATTCTTGGTTGTGCCGCTTGTTTGGACTGTCCACGTCTCACCGTCATCTGACGTTACGATTGTGCCGTCGTCACCCACTGCGATTATGTGAGTAGCATCGAAGGCATGAACGGCGCGAAGTGTTGCGGTCACTCCGCTGGTCTGTTCGGCCCAGGTAGTGCCATCATCACTCTTGATGATGGTTCCACCTGCGCCGACTGCGATGATATTGGTACTGGTTATCGCATGCACTCCAAAGAAATTACGCATCAGTGAAATATCATCAAGCCAGCACTGATGAACACTGGTTGAGGAAACTGATATGTTCAACTTCACATATGAGGTTCCCTCTGGGATCGCAGAAAATATACAAGTGTTGTGTACGTATGTCGAACCCGTTTGATAGAAAGAAGTGCCATTAATTGTACCAATGAGAGTATGAGAACCATCATAACAAGACAACGTCGGCATACTTGTGGTGCCGCCCGAGTCTGGACGTATCCAATAATCAACAGTGAGTACTTCTCCAGGGTTGGCAACCAAATAGGCATTCGTTGTAAAGAGTTTGGCCACACTTCCCGCAGGCATATCCAACACAGCACAATATGTACCACTATGTTGTGATCCGTATGTACCTGCGATCATTGTCCCCGTATATGTCCAATTGGTGAGATGGTTGCCGTCACTCCATATTTCCAGGCCACCATCTACAATCGCTGGTGGACAAGTCTGGGTCCCCCACGTTGCCCCTCCGTCTGCGGTATAAAGGATTGTCCCGTCATCGCCAACCGCCCAGACGTGCGTAGAATCGCCCGCCGAAACTGCATTTAACTGCACTGAAACACCGCTAGTCTGCGCCGCCCACGACAGGCCATCGTAGTACACGATTACACCGTCATCCCCACACGCCCACACGTTCGAGGCATCGTAAGCGGTCACGGCGTTGAGGTCGGTCTCTACCGTGCTGTTCTGCCCGATATACTCGCCGGGGGAGTAGGGGTTAGAAAAGTAGAAGTCGCACAGGGCTGGGACATCGCCGTGAAGGTCGTCGGGAGGAACAGAGATGCCGATTGCCCCAGAGGGCTTATGGTCGGGGATGAGATGTGTATCTCCGAACGACAGTTTGTCGATGAGGATGACCCCTGCAACACCAGCATCGTTGCGGAAGACTCTCTTTATCTTTGTGGTCCCTACAGGGAAAGATTGCGCCCCACCAGAGCCAGCCGGGGAGATGACAGGAGTACCGCCTATCTCTACTGCTTCGAGCCACGTGGTAGCCGAGGCTGGGTTATATGCTACAAGGGGCGTGAGAGTCCCTAAGACTGCTCCTAAGTCGTTGTAGCAGACTATGTCTATGTCCAGTGTAGGCGCACCTGATACCTCGTATGCGTAGCACTGGATGGCATGGTATCGAGTCGCATCCACAGGGATGAAATCTCCGTCAGTGACCACGCCGTCAGGAGCGGTGAGCGAACAGGACGCTAAACCGTCCAGGGCAGTCGCGCTATTAGCAACCGTTCCTGCCTCGACCCAGTTGGAGAAGTTATCACCATCATGCACCTCGAAAGAATCATTTGCGCCAAGGTTGCGAAGTATCCATAGAGATTCCTGTGGGGCGCGGAGGAAGGGCTTTGCTTCCAGGTCTATCTCGATATTAGCCATGACGCACAACCTGCCGTTCCTCACGGCGGTCACGAACCAATCCGGGGTCCGTATATCATTGGGTGGAGACACGAGGTCTATGAACAACGGGTCATCCCAGCCATCTGCTTGCCAGAGCAGGATGGGACGTTCAGACAGGAGTTGATCCCACAAGGCTCGTGCGTTCGTCGAGAGGTCATCTTTATCTGTGCCAAAGATGTGGATCTTGATGGTGACCTCGCGGTTCTCATACTTGTGGCGAGAGACGTCCCTGCCGTCACCGTGGGCAGGGTCGCGCCATTCGATAGAAGGCTTCGCGATAGGGAACTCGAACTCGTCAAAGCAGTATACAGAACCATCGTTGATGTCAAGGAGGACATCCCCCGAGAGGCCCCCGGATATGGAATAATCATAATCGACGAACTTCAGAAGGTCTGCCATTTAGTATCTTCCTCCGCTTCGCGCTCGTGCTGAACTCTGCTGGCCCTGTATCCTTGATACCGATGTAGCGATCTGCCGTCCGTCGAGGTAGACCGGCACAAAAACTGTCTGGTCTCCCGTGGACACTGATATCTGATTTATCCTCGGGGATGCGAGGCCTCGGAGCATCGATTTCGACAGGACGAACTCGCCAGCGTGGAGCAGGTACTGACCAGTTGAGTGGACAGGGCCACCATAAGCGAAACTCCCCATCCCACCTCCGGTCAATTGACCGCTGGCGTACATGGCGATGATATCTTGCAGACTCCGCTTTAGTTCGTCTGCCTTCGACTTCATCTCGTCGAACCGGCTGATGAACGCCGAGGCCATATCATCCACTCTCTGCTGGAGATAGGAGACATGGGCCTGAGTGTCTATGATGGTTCGGTTGAGGTCGGCCTGTTTCTCCTGCACCCCTGCTATCGACTTCTGCAAGTTGGCTTGTTTCACCAGCAGTGGAGCCAGCGCAGTCTGATGGGCTTTGACCTCTTTGGTGATCTGCGCCCATGTCTTCTCCTGGTTGTACATCGGGTCGAGCATCTGCTCTAGTTTACGGGTCATCGGGTCATACTTGATGGACGTTGCGAGGTCGTACTCTTCTTTTTGATGGTCGAGGGCTTCTTTTTTGAGGGTCAACTGCGCTGCAAGTTCGTAGTTGTGCGCGTCCTCGGCCTTCATTATAGCCAACTGCAACTTGTTCGATTCCTGTTGCATCTGGAAGGACTCGTTGTCGGCGGAGGTCTGGCCTTTGATCTTTGTCTGACCGAGCTTGTCGAGCGCACTCTGGTGAGCGTTGATGGAATCGGTGACCTTGTTCAACGACTTGTTGAGGTCGTAGAGCATATCATCGTACTTATCGCTCTGCTCCTGCATCCCCTTAAGTTCTTCCTGCGCCCTCTTGAGGGCATCGTTCATATTCGTCCAGGCTACGAAAGCCCCCGATGGGTCAGCGAAGATGGACTGGATAGCTATCCTCATCTTGTCCCATCTTTCCCGCTCACCGTTCTCCGACCAGAACACCAGGGTCGTATTGACGAGGTCGTTCCAGACTTTGTCGAGTTCCTGTATGTTGGCTGCTCCCGCCCCGATAGTAACGGTAGGATTGACAGACCCGGCACCGGCAGTGAGTTGCTCTGCTATGTATATCCCAGCGTCTTTGGGCTTACTGAACACGGGGTTGACCGCCGTTGATACCCTCACGACCATTTGCGCCCACCAACTACCTTTGGCCTGTTCCTTCTTAGTCCTCACATCAGAATCGTCGGCGGTCAGTTGGCCATGAGACTCGCCCCATCCTTGGTGGGCAGAGGTCTTTGCTGCTGTTACTTCACTCATATCCACACTGGGAACCAACACCCCAGACCAACCAGAGCGAGATTTTTCTTTAGCTGCATCCACCTGCGAAGTGTCGGCAGTGATCTCTACGTGCATATCCTTCATCTGCTGTTTGATGGAGTCGTAGACCTCTCTGCCTATCTGGCTCCCCGTTTCAGGGTAATCTGCACCGCTGGCGATCAGGTTGGCAATGTCCTGTGCCATCTTAGTCGCTTCATCCCCCGTCACACCTCGCATCGCCAACATACCAGCAGCAGTTGCAGCAGCAGCATTGGCCCCGAACTGGCGAAACTCTGAGCTTGTGGATCTGAGGGCGTCTGCGATATTCTGCGATATTCCCTTTCCAGCCAGACCAGCATTGTATGCAGCCTGGATGAGTGAATCCTTCATCTTAGCAGCATCTATTGCAAGTTGGTTCATCTGGGAATCGAGGTACTGTAGAGAACCGCCTGCTTGATCTACCGTCAACCCCAGTTCTTTAACAGCATTGTTTATGTCATTGATGGCATGGTAAGGATCACGCGCCCAACTATCCTTTGTCACCTGCCCTGTCTGTTGCATATAAGACAGGTAATCTTTTATGTACTGTTGCCCTGCCTTGAAGTCGGTAGACAGGAGGTGCATCACCGAACTCGCATCGAACCCTGCCAAGTTCAAATTCTGTAGACTGCCGACAATGCCGTCTATCCCGCTCGATACTTTTTCCCTCACCTCACTGAGGTGGCTCATCTGCTTGATGGTAGCCTCAAGACCGGCGAAGTCTCCCGTTGTGGAAACGCCCTGGATACCAGAATATTTCATGAGGTTGTTTATGTGTTCTTTCAGGACTTCGTCCGAGGCCATGATAGCCTGTCGCTCATTGTCATATCCTGCGACCATCTCCGGAAACGCACTGGCAAGTTCAGCCGTGGTGGCTTTAAGCTGGGACTGAGTTTCGGTATATCCCTCTGTGTCGGGAGTCATGCCAGCTAGTTTGTCTCGAAGATCCTGATAGCGTCCAGAAAGAACTGCGAGATTCTTACCCGCTTCCCCCATCGCCATGTCATTCTTACGGACGGCAGCAAAAGCCCTGTCCCCCTCTTTGCTTGCCTTCCATGCGGCGTAAATAAGCCCACCTATCAAGGCCACAAATGGTGCTGCGACCAAAGCAGCCGAAGCCATCGCCATCGAAAGGCCACCCACGCTCGTCGCCATTGTTTGAGCAGCCGTTGCACCGCCTATGAAGCCAACCCTGATGTTGTTGATAACTGCCGGGAGAAGAGACCCCCCCAGAGAAGCGACACCCTGTGTGAACAGCCCTGAGATAGACGCAACTATACCAGGAGCCAGTTTGAATGCAGCAAATGCACCTATGAGAGATACGAGTGCTATCTTGGAAGACAGGATGAACTGTGCGAGATTAACAAAAGTGCCACCGACTTTCTTCACTGCTCCTGCGAATGCATTAACGGTCTCGTTCTTCCCAGCAAAAATATTCCCGATGGCAGTCGCTATTTTGGTGGCTACAGGGAGGAGTTTCTGCCCGAGTTCAATGACCGACTTCTTCAGAGTGTTCATCGCCTGGGCGAACTTATAAGAGGCCGTTTCGCTCATCGTCTCGAACATCTTATTCGTCACACCGGCTCTATCGCCCATAGCACTGAGGTCGGCAGCGAACTCTTTCATAGAGATACCAGCAAGAGGCAAAACAGCTTTCAATGCGCGGATGTTCGGGAAGAGAGATGTGAGTTCGTCGTCGGGGACTTTCTCCGCGATCTCCATCAAGGCTCCTGCAAGCCCCTTGGAGCGGAGACCGGCAAGGGAGAAATCTATACCGAGACGTTCGGCGGTCTTAGAAGCTTCCGCTGTCGGCTTGAGGAAGGTCATGAGCGTCTGGTTAAGGGCCATGAAAGTGGTCTCTACCGGAACACCTTTCCTTGTGAGAGTGGCTGCTGCTGCACCCAGTTCGGTAAAGGACACCCCGGCGATGGCTGCCGTGCCGGTGACCTTACCCATGTTGCTTACTAGTTCCTGGAGGGTGAATGAACCTCTTCGGACTGCCACATTCATCGCATCCATGTAGTCTATCGGCCCCTGGAGGGCCACAGAGGAACCAGTGTATGCGTTCTGGACAGTCGTCAAGGCTCTTATGGCGTCCTCGAGATTGGCGACACCGCCGACAGCACCCTTCTCGGCTACTGCCAGGGTCTCGAACCTCTGGGCATCTGTGGCATCGGGCATATTAGAGACGGCGAAATACCATGCATCCCCGAGGTCTCCAGCCGACTGAGAACCCTTGGCTGACATATCGAGGATGGTCTCACTCCAGCTTTCCATCCTCGCCTTAGAGGCGCCTACGAGCGCACCCGTTTTCGAGATGTTCTTCTCGAAGTCAGCAGCCATCTTCACCGAGGCTGCTCCCACGACACCTGCCATGATGGCAGCGGTCGTCCCTATGCCGAGAAGTTTCGAGCCTATCCCCGAGGACGACTTACTCATCGTCGCGTCGAGGGCATACATCTCGCGTCTTGCTCTCGCTGCTCCTGCCCCGAGGGGCGCAGTATCAAGGGCTACGGAAGCCCATATCGTTCCAAGGTGTCCACCCAATTATTTCTTCTTTCGCTTCGGGTCTCTCAGCCACGACAGATCGTTTTTGTCATGCTTCTTCTTGTCGCCCTTTGCCATGTCCTCGAACACCAGGATAAAGTGCCAGAATTGATCCAGGTACAGATCATCCACTTGAGTAGGAGTCCAATGCCAGATAATAGCGAAGTTGGTATAAGCCGACAGTAAGAACTCCTCGAAGCCTACAGACTTCCCCTCACCGCTCCTCAGTTTAAAGGGATGCGGTACAACGCAAGTTTGACCTTCAAGAAGAACTCAGCCGATGCTTGCCACAGGGGCATCCCGTCCATGTCGCTGCGCTTCAGTTCGGGGTGTTCCGGTTTGAGCAACTTGTAAAAGAAGTCCTGCGCGAACTCGATGTTCTCCAGTTCGGTGGCGTCCTCTTTCTTCTCGATCTCGTCGATGTATTTCAGGACTTTTTTGTACTCGCCCAGTTTCAAATGGGGAACAGGGTACTCCTGGTCGCCTAACTGGATCGTGAGTTCTTTTTCGACTATCGGCGTGAGCTTCTCCGGTTCGGGGATCGCTTCGCGCTTCTTCACTTCTGCCATGATTCCTCCTTGGGGTGAAAAGGGGCTACCACTCTCCCAAGGAGGAGAGAAGTGGTAGCCCGATTTTCATTCTCGTCTAGGTCGGTATCGAAGCGACTACTTCCCAGCAGTAGACCGGCTTCGCGATACCTGTGTCGTATGTCGGGTTCTCGACTGCGGATATGCTCCACTCCTGCGTCCCGTACTCCTCCTGCGAACCGCCGAGGGTCACGAAACTGGGAAGGCACTGGTAAACGTGGATCTCTTCAAATCCGACATCGTTGGAGCCTTCCTTCTCGGAGCGATAGAACCGCATCTCGAACGGCACGGCGTTCGACTGCTCCGCGAGTGTCGGTGGGCAATAGCCTATCGCACACGGGGGGCTTGACGCATCGTACGTTATCGTGCCGACGGAACCTGCGATGATGTACTCGACCTCGGGGTTCCTGCAACCCATCGAGAACTTTATCGTCATCCCGGTGAGTTGGTTGTCGCCCTTCATCGAGTTCTTGATCACATCTCCGCACTTCAACTTATTGGTGGCCCCTTCTTCGATCTCGGGGTCAAGCCCGATCTCCACGGGGCAGTCGGTGGCGTACCAATCCGCTGCTGCGTCTATCGAGCCGTCATCGTTGAGGGCGCGGAACTGCGCTTCTCTAACACCGTAGATTATCGCGCAATCGCAATCCTGTCCGATTACTCCCATTATTTATCCCTCCCTTCATCTCTCTCAGATGACGGGGTTGAGACCGCCTTAATGAACTTGAAACGTTTGAGGTAGTTCGCCTCCGGGGCGGTGAGTCCTGATATCTCCTTGCCCTCAACAAGGATTATGAGGGCGTCCTCGAAACGCACCTCACAGGACTTAAGTGCCACATACGTGGCCTTCTTCGGGGGTTGAGTCCCGAAAAGTTTCTTCTCTGTGGCCTTCTTCGGGAACGAGTCCTTGGTGTTGTCCCTTTCCAGTTCTGCCATCTTTTCCTCCTCAAATCTTCGCACCTGACCGATGCTTATCTTGGGCTTGCATCAGCCCCGGTGGTGAGAGTGGTTCTTGCGAACCGCCATCTCTATGTCCAGAAATCTGTCGGCAGGAGGAAGCGGTTCGATATGACGCTGGCCCTGAATGTCTCAGACCAGAAGTCAGTCCTCGCGTCTCTCCTGTATTCTCCCCTGATGATCCTGCCGTCTGGTGTGGTGATGTCCACCTGATGTATAGCAGCCACGACATCATCCGCTATCGGGTCGATGGCTATGATGTTGCCCTCCTCCCCGAAGACGTCTACTGTGAACTGCATGAATGTACCGAGAGGCGTGTTGAGAGAAGGCAGTTCTCCCATAAACGTCATCACCAGGAACGGCTTCTCCGTATCCGCAGGAGCGGTATAGCCCCAGAAGACACGGTCTCCCACGGCTGGTATCTCTGTGCAGAGGTGTTCGTACAGACCCTCGCGAATATCAGCATAGTCCATTAGTAGACATTCCCCCCGCCTCGGCTTATTCCGAACCCACCTGCTCCGAACAACGCCCTCAGTTTGCCCATCAAGACTCCGATGTTGAAGTCACGGGCCTTCTCGATTATGGCGTATCTCTGGCCAAAAGGCCTTCCCCTGCCGTAAGCCCTCACATGACCGAATGGGTTCTCCAGCCAGAAGCCGTGAGAGCCTTCCCTGCTCGGGGCCGAGCGGTACCCTACGTCACCTATGATGCTCGTGCCTTCGCGATATGTATCGTGGTAGAGGTCTGCCTCAGACTCGAACGTCTGGTTAGAGTACACATGGTTGTTCATCGCGTAACGATGCGAAAGGTCCATGTGCTGGGAGAGATAGTTCTGGGCCATGTGCAAAGAGAGGGTCTCCCATGCTGTTATGTTCGCGCATACTCGAGGTGAGCCACTCATACTGCAACACAATCCGCTTGTGTCATGGCATCGGTGTTAACGTCATCGTATCGTCTGACTCCCATGATCCGGTAGTCACGCCCTTCGTGATCAAACGTGTCGTAGGAATCGTGACCGAACTCCATGTCGGCGTCGAACTGAGCCAGTATGCCGAGGGTTATCGACTTGACCTCGCCCTCGGGGAGGGTGACCTCGCGCTGATTGCGCGTGGTGAACTTGTAGAGGCGCACGGTCTGGTCGTCCTTAATGGTCTCGACCCAGGAGAAACCCCCTGCGTTCGGCACCTTCGTATGCCGTGTTATCGATATGACGCTGGGATCAGCAGCGATGATGACGCCTACCATGCTCATGGTTCCTCGCTATACCTCGCCAGGACATCCGGTTCGGTCTGCTCGTCTCGCCTCTGGAGAGCGTTGGATGCTCCTCCCATGAGGTCTCCCGCCCTCTGAAGGCAATAGTTCCTGTCCCAGGTGACCGAGACGTCACCGACCCGATATGAGGTGGGCTTATTAGAGGCAAGGCCAGCCAGCCACATCCAGCCCCTACCAGCAGCTCTCAGGACGTCATATGTCGGAGTCCAATCTGTGTCGTCGGGAGCATAACCGTACTGGTCGATGACCTTCTCCAGATCGAGGAACTCCTGTATCTGGGCATCGGTGAACATATAGACCGCAGGAGAGCCTGTCCCCGTGTCGTGGAGCCAGAAACGCACCCTGTCTATAGGAGGACTAATCATCTCTTTCTCCTCTTTTTGACTCGTTTAGGAAGACCCTTCTGTGGGCCGTATTTTTTGCGCCACCGCTTTGCTATCGCAGGGTGGTTAGCGTACATGAACGCGCGTTGCTTCTGGGACTTGAACGGCATCAGCTATACTCCCTGATATTGTTCTCGACCTTGTATAGAGTCTTGTAATACTTCTGCTTCGCGGAGAACCTCTCTGGTGAGCGGTAACCCTCATGATGGAGCAGGTGTACCTCTCCGCAGTCGAACGCCGTGTAGGCGTGTCCTGGCTTCTCTATACGAGAGAATGTCTGCCCGTGTTGGTCTTTGAGCCAGTAGTGCTTATCTTCGTAGTGAAGCCCATCAACGTGCCTGAACAATCGGATTCTTTTCATGTTGTGGAAGTTGCGGTTCGGTGTCGTATCTACCGCCATCCAACAGATGCACATATCGGCATCGGGGATCTTGATGTCCCCTGTCCATTCCTCGTCTGTGTCGAGGTGAAGATACCAATCTCCCTTCCTCCCGACGAGGTACTCGTTCCTCTTCTCGACCTCGGTCATCCCAGGCGCGAAGAACACTGTAGCCTTGTTAAGCGACCTCAGATACTGCACCGTGCCGTCTGTCGAGAAGTCCTCGTCGCCGGGGAAGTCCTTGTATCTCCCGTCCACCGCGATGATGTGGTCTACCCTGTCATAGACGCTCTCGACAGCCGTCTGTACAAAAGGCATATCGTTATACGTCACCATGACTAGAAAGAGCATTTTTCCCAGAAGATGTTCGGTGATCCCGTCCCTATCGAGTCTCGGATGCAGAAGCCGTGCGACATGAGGTTGTCAAAAGTCGGCAGGAGGGCATTGTGGTCATCGAACAACGGGAAATGGAACTCACCACACAGCCAACTCCCGATAGGCATCCTCGGAAGCGTGTTCTGCGCTCCTCTGACGAGGTCTATCTCGCCACCCTCGATATCGAAACGTAGAAAATCCGGTACAATGTCGAACACGCTCGTGAGGCTGTCGAGGGTCATCATGTCCACATCGATACAATGCGTTATGAACATCGGTTTCGGCCTGTCGTTAACGACCGAACCCCAGTTTGATTGATGAGCCACCTGGAAACTGACCGTGTCGCACCTGTCACCGATGGCACACTCGATGACCATCGCATCGATGTTGTTGAGTTCGAGATTCTTTTCGAGTATCTCTACATTCCTCGGGACAGGTTCGATGGCGAATATCTCTTTTGCCCTGTGCATCCGCAGGGTATAGAACCCGAGGTTGGCCCCGATGTCGATGCAAGTCCATCCCGGCTGGACTAACCCCTCTATCCTGTCGGGGGTCTCTCCCTCTCTGGTTCCGTTCTCGATGAGTTCGGCTGAGAGGCCGGGGTCTTCCGTGTCCAGAAGCATCGGGCTGCCGTGGATGATCCTCTCTACGAGCATACGTCCTCCAGCATCCTGCTCCATTCACCGACATAATCTATATCCCGCGACTCCCAACTCTGGGCCTCTGCCATCCTTCTTGCTTGCTGGGAATATTCTTCAGTGTCGATGGTCAAGAGCCACTCCATCTTCTCTCGTATAGACTCAGCGGAAGCCTCGGCATACAGGGTATTCCTCACCCAACCACCATCCAGTATCCAATATCTATCTGGCTTGATGAGGAAGTCGGGGTTGAACTGGAACAGGTTCATCGGGTCTGCGTCCATCGTCAGACAGGGCAGGCCGGATGCCATCGACTCAAGGATGCCCCTCTCGTACCCTCCGTACGCGATCGGCAGGATACTGATGTCTCCATCTTCATAGATATCTTTCGGCAAGGGTTTGTTGCCCTGTCTCACTTCTATCCGGGGGTCATCAACACTCACCCCTACGGGAGGGGCGACCTGGGTGTTCACGATGAGCTTGGCCTTCGGGTCTTTCAGACCGGAGAACGCCTTCACGACCTTTCCGAACTGTCGCCTGTCGTTGACCCCACCGTATCCGAGATTGGATAGAAATACCTTACCCTGTCTTCTTTTATAGGGATAATCATCCACGCTTATCGGAAGAAAGAGATAGTATTTCCTGCCCTCTACCTTCGCCCACGCAGAGGCCGAAGGGCATACGAATGCATCGGCCTGGAGTTCTGGTTTGTAGGTCTCGTGCATCACGATACCCACGAGTTTCTTCCTGCGCTCTTTCATCTTCCCCACGATGTTGTGGCTGAAGCAGGTCTCCAGATAGAGCATGACATCAGGGTCGAACTCGTCTAGGTAATCGTCAATCTGGTCTGCCGAAGGGAGCGGTGAGGCCGTGGTCTGGCATTCCCACTGTTCCTGTCCTTTGGCTTTGTTGCCGACTGAGAGGATAGATGCTCCGAAGACCTTATGGAGTTCATGCGCGAAGACCCCGATACCGCTGGTTCTATTTGTATAGGCGACAATGCCGACCTTAAGATTTCCTCTATAGCCTGTACCCTGTGAGGTATCGTGTGGTTCTGATGGGCGTGTTCCCATCCGTTCCATGCGATCTCCCAACGCTCCTCCTTGTGTTTGAGATAGTGCCTTATCTTTTTGTGGAGGTCTTTCTCATCCTTATACAGGACGAGGTGTTCTCCATCCCTGAACTGCCCCTCTATCCCCGGCACATAGGGGTACAGGAGAAATGCCCCACAACCCATCGACAGGTACAGCCTGTCGCTCCAGTATCCAGGGATGGAGTTCACGGCGTTGTCCCCTACGACTATCTTCGCGGATGAACATATCTGCGAGTATTTCAAACCCCAGCAGGAGTTGTCCTCGCCGTAGACTCTCAGACCGAACTTGCCGAGGCCGTTCAGGAGACTTTTCCTGCGGGGGGTGTACACATGGCCTATGAACGCCACATCACACCTGTATTCATCAACCGCCGGTACGGGATTGTACTTATCGGGGTCGAACCCGTGTGGCAGGTAGACCCTGTCGATACCATAGTGCGAATACCAATCCTCGTAACCATCCGTAGAGATGACGAGGTCGAAATGCTTGAGAGGTGGGATGTAGATGCTCTCCCTGTTTTCCCATCCCCTCACGATATCGTAGTATCGAGCCACCTTTGGGACTTCCACCCGTTCCCAGAAATCGACAGAGACCGACTGCGGAAGAGCAGCCATGACGATGTTGTACTGGTGCTGGACTTTCAGGAACTGCGGTTTGACGAAAGTATTATACTGCCAGAGATCGACCTCATGGCCCATCCTCTCCATCCACTTGGCCGTCTCACTCTCTGTGTTCCAATCGTGTTCAAATGTACTCACATACCCAATCCGCATCCGAATGCCTCTTCCAGTTGGTAGTCCAACACAGCCATCAATTCTGGGACATCCGCTCTGATATGGGTATAGTCTGCCGTGGCGTATTCATCGATGAGAAAGCCGTTCTCGTCTGCGACCATATCCCACAGGGACAGGAAGGGTATGTGGTTCGCGAGACAGGCCAACCTCAATGCGCCGTTGAACATGACCGCGATCCCAGCCCTGGTCGAGCGGTCAGCATAGTGGTCGAACTCGTAGACATTATCCTGATTGATAGCCGGGATAACATCCAAGACTCCGACCCTGTAGTCGAGGGCGTTCAAAAAATCCATATACCGCTTGACCGTGGCATTGACCAGAGTCTGCAAGGGGATCCCGTCTCTCACGTAATGGTAGTAGAACTGGATCCGACAATCAGGCTCACCGAGGACGAAGAGTATGGCATCCTCTTTTCCGACGAGGGGAAGGAACTCGTTCGCGAAGATGTTCCAGCCCACTTCTCTCCGGGGGATGAGACCGTCTACCCCGGCGAGGTTGAATATCTCCTCTACCATCACAGAGATATCGCCACCGCAGAAGCCGTGGCAGGTGAGTCCAGCTATCCACCTCGTCGGACAATGCCAGACGAACTTCAATGCGTGGGAGTCACCAAAGACGTATATCACTTGACCGCCCTTATCACGAGGTTCCCATCAGGGGTGTTCTTCGCGCTCTCGATGGTCATACCCAACTTCTCCAGTAATGCTGTCATGGACGATAGGGTGTAACCGGCTTTGTGGAAGTTTTCAGGATAGTCCTGCGAACCGTAGAGCATCTGGATGAACATCTCCTCATTGAGGACTTTGGATGCGTGTTTGACATCGGGGCATCTGATATCGAGTATGCCACCGTCCCTTAAGAGGCCTATCCATGAGCGTAGTATCTGCTCCCCTTCGGCCTGGGGGAAGTGTTCGATGATATCGTTGGCTAGAATCTGCTCTACGTCCTCGAACCCGAAGAGGTCAGAGACGTCTAAGACCTGGTCCACGCCTGGGAGTTGACGGCAGTCGATGTTGATAAAACCCTTCCGTATATCCGCGCCACACCCGAGGTTGAGCTTCTTGCCCACCCTCCTCCTCACCCTGCCATCGGGTGTGATATCTCTCCTCGGCAACATGCTCCCTTCTGGCACCTTTAGCGGTTCAGCTGGAGACCACTTGTCTTTTGGGCCGAACTCTTCTGCCGTGTCGTGAGGCACTACCAACCCGAGAGCGATGAGATTGCTGGCCCTCTTGTTATCCATGCGAAGGACTTGCCCAGGTCGCCAGACGCAACCTGGGCGAGTGCCTTCTTTCGTGACTCGGACGAGCATCTACTGCTCTTCCTCTTCCTCTTGCAGGCCTGGGACATCCGTGATCTTCGCGAGAGCGTTATCGTCCTTGACGACGAAGCCCTTACGAAGCACATACCGCAGTGCGGTCATGTCCATCTCCCACAGGTTGATCGGGTCTTCGGTTCCCTGGGTCAGGGTGGCCTCGTTCGAGACGCTGATCTGAAGCTCCTGCCTGTCGCCGATTATGACGTAGGGCTTATAGAGCAATAGGATCTCCGACTCGCCGGTCTCCTCATCCTGCTCGACCTGACGGGTGAAGCAGATGGGGACGCCGAAGACGGTGTATGTGGTCACACCATCACGCAGGTTCTCCGCGAAGATGGGCTGGTTGTTCCAATCCCGGAGGTTACGCAGTTGGTGCTTAACCACGGGATGTGCAACCGCGCCCGTCGCGTAGAAACCATTGGCTTCGAGCGCAGCCATCGCGAGGCTGAAGTCAGCAGCGAGGTCAACGCCCGTGCCGTACACGATGGTATTCGCTACAGGGGTGTTGCCCGAGAGCGAATTACCGAACGGCGATGTGATCTCGTACCCCATGTATGTCCTGTCGAGGAGTTCCGCGAAAGCCCCGGTCACATCCTCTCTCAGCACGGCAGCGATGTCTGTATCGGCGTCCTCCAGGAGCTGATCCTCTACGGGTATGATCACTGCCATCTTCTCTGCCGTCAGGGTGTAAGGCTCGAACGTGGGGGCGTCTTTGGTCTTGACCGCCATCGCGTCCACCCAGTACCCATCGACCCCAGTAGACTGCTTCCTGCGGGTCAGGCTGAGTCGCTTCATGGGGATGTGCGAAGCGAGAGCCTCTACGCAAGAGGCGTCCCTGATGAGCATATTCAAAGCCTTGGTCACTTCGACCGGCACGAATATGCCACCGTTGGCTTCGTGGATCTCGTCCATGTGTGGCATCATTTATTATTTCCCTCCCTTCTATTTTCTCCGAGCTGCCTTGAGAACCCCGAGGAACGCCTCATCGACGTCCTTGGGGGAGTTGGTCAGGGGCTTGCCCCCGACACCGGCAGCGGGTGGTGGTGTCTCTTCCGACTCTGCGAGGAGATAGGGCTTGTCTTTGAACAGAGCCTTCAGGGCTTTATCCACACCGACGACCTTACCGTCCATGACGGCGATATCAGAGCGGTCGATGAGAGCCTTCACGGCGTCAGTATCGACGACATCAGCCTTTGATGCAGCGAGTAGGATGGCGGTGTCTACCGCAGAGTTATCCATCTTTGCAAGCAAGGCTTCGTTCGCCTTTTCCAGGGCCGTCTTCTCCTCTGTCAGTCGTTCAAGATCGGACTTGTTCATGCTCTCGAATTTCGACAGTTTTTTCGTCAGGGTCTCAACCACCTGCTCGGACTCACGCAGTTTCTTCCGATACCCCGCGCTCTCACCTCGCAGTCCCTCGACGTAGTCTCTGTCGAAACTCTCTTTCTCGACTTTAGTCTCCTGGGCTTCAGTCTCCTCGGACATCGAGTCCTCCTTTTGGCGTCTAGCCTTCTTCTGTGAGTTCTTCTGCTGCGTATCCAGCAGCGACCCATCCTGCGATCTTTCCTATGTCTAACCCGTCCCTGTAGCCCTTCAGCGCATCGCCCCATTCGTCCATAGACATCATCTCGGGGACGAGGACACACTGGCACTGGGAATGGGGGGCATCCGGTGCGTCTTGCTCTGTGTACAGCCCGTGGGCTGCGTAGTCATCGCAGTCGCACTCTCTGGAGTGGTTCGGGGAGAGTTCCCAGTAAAGACCCTTTATCCAGGGGAATACCCTCGCCATCTCCTTCATGGCGTAGCGGTCGGCTTCCATGACCTCGGTACGAGCGAGTCGCATGGAATCGAAAGAGACCGTTCGCCCGTACGGGGTCGGTGCGATGAGAGACCGCTCAGGCAGAACAAAGCCGTCCAACTGACGGGCGATGGTCTCTGCCGACAGGTTGTTGTTGATACCGTTCCTCAAGATGGCTGCGATATCGTTCGAGTAATTCTTCAGATCCCATATCCGCTGGGACAGCGTATACCCCGAGGGTAATGTCCTCGCGAACATGGACTCCACCAGGGCCGAGGCCTCGGGGACTATTCCCCTGACGCCGAGGTCTCCAGCCATCGTTACGTACGGAACCATCTTCGTCAGTTCCCCTTTGATGACATAGGTCACCTGGGTCTCGAGGAGTTGCCTGAAGACCAGTTCGTAAGAAGCGAAGATGCCAGCGAGATAGACGAGGTATTGATGGTTGACCTCGTCAGGGACGTAGACCATCCTGCGAAGGGAAACAAGCAAAGCATTGAACCTCGCTTCGTTCTCCCTCATCAACTTCTTTTTTTGCTTCTCGGTCATACCGGGAAGAACAGCCTCTTGAATGCTGCGTGGCATCCAGGGCAGATCTTGAACAATAAAAAGGTTCGGAGCCAGCCACTGTTGTGGCAGAGGTCACAGGTTCCCTTTTCAGGCTTGCCCGATGATCTCAGGGCGGGAAAGACTCCCATCACGACTTCACCTCGCATTCTTTACAGAGTTTCGTTTTAAGACCCTGCTTGATGACGACCTTGCAGGGTCGGACTTTCTTACACAGGGAACAGATATCGACCCCGGTCATCACGAGCCTGGGATTGAACGACCCATCAGCCATTCTTGGCATTCAACGCTCCTCCCTGGGATTCTGTGGAGATGTCGGGGTTGAACAACTTCTGCTGCTCCTGTGACAACTTGGCTGACATCCCCGTGTCTCCGAGGAACTTCTGCCTCTCGGAGATGATCTCGGCTATTTTCCTCTCGGGGAACTTCTCTCCCGTCTCCTGCATGGCACCCTTGACAGATTGGAGGGAGTTAGAGAGCTTGTTGACCTCAAGGGCGATCTTCTCGGCCTCGTTCTCGGGGAGGGGAAGATGCGGGATTATCCTGTTGGAATAATCACCCTTTATATCCGAGGTATTGAAATCGTACGGGTTGTATATCTCCAGCATCTTGAGGATGTCCTCGTTCATCTCGGCGAGACGGGACTTCCATATCCTCCATGCCCTCTGGGTCGCGGATACGAGGTCAGAGTAGAGCAGTTTGAGGGCCACACCGCTGACGAGTCCGAACCCTTTTATCCTGTCCGGTGTGATATCAGGCACCTCACCGATGAGGTGGGTCAGGTTCTCGAGCCGGGTGAGGAAGTCTGCCAGGGCAGCGGAGTAGTTGAAGGAGGACTCGAGTTTCTTCGCGTCTACACCCTCACCGCCGAGGTTCCAGAGTTCGTTCGGGGCTATCTTCAGCATCTGCTCTGCATCTGGAGCGGCGTTTAACAGCACGGTGACCGCGAACAGGTTGAAGCGGAGTCCATCGGCTGCGTCCGACATCGAACGGTTGTACTGATCGAAAAGAGGGATGAGGTCTTTGAGGTAAGAGACCCCGAAAGGCTCCCCGGACAAAGCCTCATTGGGGAAGAGTATCACGGGGATGAAGTCAAGACGGGTATCGGCCCTGTTGTGGACGACCTGCACCGTGTCGAGATTGTCGGCCCTGTAGAGACCCTCTGTGAGATAGCACTTCCCGTTGTAGAGTTCCCAGGTCTGCTTCCATATCACGTTCGGGGAATCCTTGTAACTGACGAATGAGCATGACTCCAGTTTGTCGGGGTCATCGTCGTTAAAGATCGGGTAGACCTCCTGGGTCGGCGCGAAGTTCAGCCTTATCCCCGAGGGGAGGTGGCGGATCTTCAGGGCCACGGTGCCACCCACGAAATAGTCAACGGCTGCTGTCAGCAACTTCTCGTCGAACCGGTTGTCCTGCCAGACCTTGTAGAGCATCTGCTCTCTCGAAGAAGCCTGGGCGTCGAGGGTCGTCTGCCTCTTGGAGGGTTCGTAATCGAGTTTCTCCATCTCCTCGACAGAGTCCACCACTTTCGCGTGTACCTCTATGTCGGGGGCGACCTCGAACATCCATGCCGACCTCTTCTTCACGAACCATCTCGCGAGGTTCACAGGCATGACGGTGGCCTCGTAGCCGAGAGAGTTGGGCATCGACCAGTACTGGCCCGTCCCCCACTCCCCGTCCCCGAGGTCGTAATAGGTGTAGTAATCGTTTGCGTCAGATAGCCTCTGGAGACCGTTATCGTGGAGGAACTGATACCTTGAGCCGTAGATGTCATCGAGTATCCTCGAGAGGACGGCGGTGTCCAATTTGGAACTCGTGTCCTGCACGGGCCTCCAGGCGTCTTCTCTAGTGATTTTCCTCACATCCCTCTAAATATTCTATGCAGGCCGAAAGAAGGCCTATGTCATCGTCGAAAGCACCTGACGCAAGATTGCATTTAGCACAGAGAAGTTTTCTTACTCTCCCTGTCTTGTGGTCATGGTCAACGTGAAGGGCTTTTTTCAATTCCGACTGATGCTTCCCACAAAGTGCGCAGCAGCCACCCTGCTCCTCGAACATCGCGTTATAGCATTCTAGCGAGATGCCATACTTGTACCTCAAGTTAACTTCCCGCTGGACACTCTTATACCGCTCTCTCTGACGCCCCTTTTCCCTTGAGCAGATGTCGTCCTTTTCCCTCCACTCTTTAGAATATTCCGCCCTGCACTCTCGGCAATAAGAATGAAGTTTGTCTGGCTTGAAATGTCCTTCCCGAACTCTTCCTGCTCCTTCAAAACACCACATCTACGGCATTCTTTTTGGTAGTGAAAAAGTGGAAGAACTTCAGCACTCATCGGTTTCCCTTCCTTGAACCCACATGGCCTACTTTGGAGTGGGAATAGACCATGTAACGCAGTGCGTCACAGGCGTGGTTGTCCTTATCTACGGGGCGGTCTTTCATGATGACCCCCTGGTCGTCTTCTTCGTAGTGGTACGACTCCATCTCTGCCACGAGATTAGGGCAGGAGTTGAAGTCGATGGTCAGAAGTCCCTTGTCCATCGCGTTGTTGACACAGGCGATGCCCGGATCGAGTTCCTTCTTCCCCTTCCGGGAGTCCATCCCGTTCTGGCGCAGCTCCGAGACGTACTCGGGACGGGCAGAGTCGCAGTAGAACGTCCGTATGTTCCACCGCTCTTTCATCTCCAGGGCTTTATCTACGATGAAATCAATATTCCGCTTGTTCTGATACCACTCTTCTACGACCTGCACCTTAGAGTCGAAACCCACGAGACCCACGAGGATGACAGAGGGGTCTATCCAGCCCCAGTCAACACCGGCTATGGCGTACTTGTACTCGCTGCCATCGTAGTCTTCGTGGTGCTTCTCGACATGGAGGTCATAGACGAGGCCTTCCCATCCGACGAACTCCCCGTAGACCTCCTGGGCAAGGAACTGACCGGAATAGTTCTGGACGAGCGAGTCGGTGTACGACCTGCTCAGATGTTTGTTCTCCAGGGTCGAGCCGGTGAAGAATGCGTAGTTGGGACGGTTCTTCTGCGCGAACTCTTCCCAGACCCAGTTCCTCCCCCTGGGGGTGGTGGTTATCCATCCTTTCTCGGGGGCGACGCGAAGCCTGGCTAACATTATCTTCCAGACCTTGTGAGGGACTTTCGCTGCCTCGTCGATGAAGAACCAACTCAGGTTCTGGCCTCTAAGGTCGTCCGGTCGGTCGCAGCTTCGCAGAAAGATCCTAGAGCCGTTTTTGAAGACGGCGGTCAGAGACTGCTTGTTGAAAGAATCGACGACCTCGTCCCATCCGTTGGGTCTTCCCATCGCTATCCATACGTCATCGACAAGAGTTGGGATGATGAAGTCGTGCAGGTTACGATACGTCGATGCTACTATCGTCCCCTGGCTCCCCGGATTCTCCATCGCTTCCAGGATCGCCTTCAGGCAACCGCAGAACGTCTTCCCGGCTCCCACGCCCGATATCATCGCTGAGAACCTCGCATGACTCGTCAGGAAATCGTACTGCGTCTGTGACAACTCTAGTGGTGTTTCCATTTGGTGGGAGGATCATGATATTGACGGGACTCTGTGCATGACCTCCGCTCCTCCTTGATTCGAGAGTGCCTATCTTGTCCATGTACACACCCTGTGCGATGACGAGGTCTCTCATGGACAGTTCCGACTCGGGGTTTTCTACTATCTCCTTGACCCTCTTGTTGATCTTGGTGACCAACTCCCAGTTCTCTTCGATGTACTGCTGTCTCTTCTCCAGGCGTATCGCTTCAAGTTGGTCTCTTATCGCGGGGGGGTCGGGCTTGTTCAGCCATCTCCTTATCGTGGTCTCGGTGACCCCGAACTCGTCTGCTATCTTCTGGTGCGACCATCCCATGTCCCGCAGGATGATGGCCCTCTCCTGGTTCTCTGCGGTTATGGTGGTCACGGCTCCTCCACGTTATGGAAACGGAACCGGAGTTCCTTCAAGAGTCCTATCCTGACCGACTGCTTCCGGACATCCTCGTTGATGGCCTTCAGTACCGCGCTCGGGGTAGCCGTGGTGAACTTCGCTTCGCATTCGCACAGGACTTTGCCCTCTACGAGGATGGCATACCTCACCAGCGAAGGATACTTCGGTGAAGCGTCAGGGGACGATATGAGGATGTCCAGGACATGGAAATCCATGGGACTCGGAGTCTCAGGAAGGTCTTTCCTGTTGGCTTTAACGACCGCCATCATACCCCCGTACCCGATCCATCTAATCCTCCTTCTACTTGTATCTCTGCTCTCACCTGGACATGGGCCACCGGGATATCCACGGTCTTCTCCAGGGCTTTGCGGAGGGCTACCTGCTGGGATACGTAATCCTTGAGGAAGGCTCCCACATCCTCTCTAGAGGACTCCAGAGTTCTCTTGAACTTCACTTTTGTTTCGACCCCTTTTTCCAGAGAAACAGGTTCTTTTGATTCGATGAGTTGTATTTGGGTGAGCGTTTAGCGTTTGCTTGGTCTGTTTGCATAACCCTGGGGACGTGATTATTGTCCGATTTATGACAATTCATATTGTGCTAAAGTACCATATTCATGCCCTGCTATAGCAGGGTTGGTGTAGGACTCTAGCACAAATGGTGGATCCAGGAGCCGGCCTATTAGATATCCTTATCATAATGATAAGTTTTTGTTATGGCTATTCCACGTGGAATGCTGGATACTAACCACTGAAATATCCTACAGTGCCAACATTATCACTTAGCATTGCTAAACATTATTTTGTAGTCGCTCTAATAGTAACTTTGCGAAACCACTTGCAATTCATGATAATGGTAGTATTATTGTCAATGTAGCAACCCAATAGTGAGAGGGGAACAGCATGGAATACTTGCCACCAGAAACAGACCTCGAAATGTTCTACGCCCTGCGAGACGCGATCTATCGCGCCCACCAGCTGCAAGCACTCTATACGTTTCTGGTTTGCTTCTACGCCAGAATGATTTTGTCCGACAACTACGACTTCAGCGCATAAGCGCGGAGAGTGAAAGGGGATCAGCATGGTCACACTCAAGAACGACTATCACAACACAAGCGCACATGTGCGAGTGGCATGGGATGAGCACGGGACATACACGCTCACGCCATCACAGTACCGCAGGGTGCACCGCACTCTCTGTGACGACAGCACCTGCACCTGTGGTACGGTGCGCGGGCCGCAAGCGGTCGAGGTCGAGTCGGTACAAGACCCCACAACTGGCGAGTATTCGTATCAACTGACACGGGAGATTGACCGCGAAGCCCTCGACCACGATCTTGCACTGTGGGCGGCGTTTGTGGACCTAGCCCTCGACGATGCAGCCGAGAAAGCATGCTACCGACTATCCCTTTAGGATGCAAACCAGGCACATTGCAAGGAACTACTTCAAATCACGGGGAGATATTGCGATAACGGCGAAGGCCCGTTTGTGGGCCTTTTTTGCGTTAAAGGCACGATAATATGAAAAAAAGTTTTTCATTCGTCAAGACAGTTCTAAGAATCCCTTGCGCGTTATTCTTAGCATTGCGCGATATCCTTAGATTCATTCTAAGACGTTCTAAGGCTAACTTAGAATCAATACATAGTCTGGTATGCATAGCACTATTCTGCCGCATTACAAGCAACCTAGAATGTGCCGAATCTAGCCTATTGCAAGCCAAAAGTGCCGAGATCGCCTATCCCATAGAGTTTCCAGACAATCACGAAAACAGCATGGTAACATCTGGTATATACCAGAGATTGCCAAATACCAAAACCTACCAGATATGCTTGCATTGCATCCAGCAGAGGAAGCTCATCCAGGGCCGTCCTCTCACGCGCATTCCACGTAAATAGGTTCCTGAAATCCACGCCTCGAGGTTCCTGGAGTCCACGATCCTCTAATCCACATCCACAGGTTCCTGAATCCTCTTTCCCTTAATCCACGCCTATGGGTTCCTGGTGAGAGGCTTCCCCCTTACTCCCTCCGCTGGATAATGGACTCAAGGAGGTACGGAGGTGATCTCCAGCGGTACTACGCCCGTAAATGAAGCCTTGCGACCAGCATATAGCCCGTCACACTCACGCAGTCTCTAATGACGAGCTGCCTTGGCCCGTCCACCCTTTGCGCCTATCTGCCGAAAGAAGACAGTCCCATGACGAGCCTGGGTACTTTTGCCACCCTTGGAGGCTCCCTTTTTCCCGATGGTCGAGAAGTGCCGGTTGCCGTACTTATTTTTAGTCGCGAGACCTCCCAGGCGACCGGCTTGAGCCTTCGTCATCTTAGCCATAATGGTGACACATCCTCTTTCTCACAGTAATTAACAAAGCCACCAGAGCAGTTTGTTTTTTGCCAATGACGGCCCTGCTCTGATGACTTTGTCGAATGCAAACAAGGTGAGTCATCAGGTAACATTATGACCCATTCAAGGGGTCAAATCGGGTCACCTTATGACCCATTTAGAAAGTTGCTTGCCTTGCTGTATTGGTTCGAGTGCTGGGAAGAAGTGCTTGCCTTGCTGGAATGCCCCTCTAGCACACAAACAATTGTGCTTGCCTTGCTTCGTCTCCAGCGATCCCTTCTGCTTCCGCTTGCCTTGCTTGCCCGTGGTAGAGCCTGTGGCAAGAACGGCACATCGTAGTCCCATTCCATACCTCAAGCCGCAATTCTGGGAACTCGGCAAAAGCAAAGTTATGATGAGCATGGAGCCTACCGCCACGAGTGCCACAGCACTGGCAAGTCCAATCGTCACGAGAGAAAACAGCCTCTCTCCAATTTAGATACTCACCACGTTGTCGAAAAAGGTGGTTTTCGCTTGAAACCCCACCTTTCCAGAAGTTGCAATTACTGCCCCTCTTGGCGATGTCCGAACATTCCCATGAGCAATACCTACCGCGCCCACTCTTGATGATTGAGGGCTGGTAGAACTTTTCAGCCCCACACACTTCGCAAATTATAGTAGGCGTGACTACTCCTCCACTGGTTCGATCTTGACCTTCAGCAGACGCTCTCTCAGGAGCGTGGTCTTCAGCACCTGGGGGAGTTGGCTGTCGTCAAAAGCGAGAACGAGCGTACCACCCGACCCGTTACCAGACACCTTGAGAGCTGTCGTGCTGGGGTTGATGATCGCCATGAACTCTATTTCCAATGCCCCTCCTTGGCCCTCCTGAACCGGCTCTCAAGGCCGTACAGAAGAGAAAACTTGTCCCGCCCTATAACGTGGACTCTGTTATGACACAAGGGGCAGAGGAGAATGATATTCGCAGGGCTGTCGGAACCTCCTGCGCCCCTGGTGACTATGTGGTGCCGGTGGAGTACACCCCACCTACCACACGCTTCGCATTTATCTTCTAGCATAGTCCTACAGTTTTGATTATACCACACCGTACGGGTGCGGAGACATCTTGTCACAACAACCGCAGAAGAACGGACGGTTAAAGATGCAGGTAGAGCAGTCCTCGACCTCACCACCGGGGCAGTCCTCGTACATCAAACGCATGATGTACACGAGGACATCTGCTGGGCAGTCGTAAGTGTTATCGAGTTTTTTGATCTCAGCATCCAACGCCCTGCGTTCCCTCATCCTCCGCTGGCCCTGCTCTCTGGTCACGATAGGGAGACACTCGGGACACCACTTGCCGTTCGTGGCTTTGCCCTCGAACGGCTCGTGGCATCTCTGGCACTCCAATTCGACCACCCTGCCACCACGCCCTCGCATCGACCTACTGTTCATAATCTGATGGCATTTGATGCCCATGCTCAGTCCCCCTCGCCAGGATTTTCTCATAGCGGTCTACCAGTTCCCAGACCTCACGTTCCAGTTGCCCCTCCGCTCGGTAGAGCCGTTCATTGATGACCGTGAGTCCTGGTGAGTCTCCCCCGGAGGGGATGACATGGACTCCAGCGATCCCACCATCGTGGCCTGGGGCCGATGCCTTCTCGGCCCCGTACGCTCGAAGCACGAACTTCTCGAGAAGTCGGTCGAGTTCCCTCACGCAAGCTCTGTCGGGTCGTCGCAAATCTCCTCCTCTGTGACGAAAGATGGACACTTACAGCAGTAATCGTTGCACTTCCCGCAGATGGGACACTTCCATGACTTTGGATACTTCCATCCGCATGATGGACATTTCCAGAGCCGAGAGATATCATCGTCGGTGAATCCCAGACTATCATCTCCGTACACGGCTCCTCCTTTCTCTTCAGGAGATTGTATCAGAGAGGTGTGACACTACTTCCCTTCCTTGATCTTCTGCCACAGCAACTCCCCGGCATCCTGCACTTTTGCCATCTTCTCGTTGTCACCGTCTGTGATGACCCAGGCCAGTATCCGCGAGAGTCCGATCTGAAGTTCAGTAAGTTGTTCGAGTTGTGATAGTGTCATCCACCCCACCTATCCTTCATGCACCACATGACGAGATAGTCCAAGGCTTCTTCGACCTCCGACTTGTTCCCTGGTCTCATGGTCATCAGAGAGTGAACGTAACGCTTGATCTTGCCGGTGGCGAAGCACAGTAGTTCTACCTCGCTGTACGGGGTCTCTCCGCGCTCCTCATCGCGAGATAGCAATCTCTTCTCGATGCCCTTGAACACTCGACGGAGAGAGTCCCCACGGCGGTCGTACTGGATGACCTTTGTGTGGCCCACTCGAGCTGCCCGCACGTCGATAGGTGGACGTTGATAGTTGGCGTCTGTGTCACTCATCATTCTCTCCCTTCCAATTCATCGTGTGCTGGTACGCCCCACTCCTGCATCACGGCCCAGCGCGTCATGTGTTCCCACTGACATTTCCCCTTGAGCCATTCCACCTGTCGCTCAGTCAGACAGTCGTGGACGGCTCTGTATTCCTCGTAAGTGTAGTTACCACACGGTACAGATTCTCCCGTTTCCATCACTCTCTCCCTTCTAGCAACCACTCTCTCCCTGTTGCCTGACATATCTGCACTCTCGCCTTCAGTCTCCGAAACGTCTCCACCATCTCTCCACCTCGCCTCTCGCCAGCGGTGCATCGCTCGATAGCTGCGGTCAGCCAGCGGGGGTCATGTGTGGCGAGGTAGTCGCGTATGTGGTCGTGCGCCTGGCGGAGGATTATGCGCTCCTGAGTCGCTGTCGTGGTGGACTGTAGGGCGGTGGTGATGTCAGAGGGGGTCATTCAATCGCCCCCAAAGAGTAACGAACGCCAGCGCAGCAGTGAGTGGGACCACGGCGTTTCCAAGAGCCTGCAACCGCTCCACCCGATAGGTAGTCCAATCAGCCATTCGACGAACTGCGGGTTCAACACACGGGCCGTCTTCTGTTTCCTCAAGGACTTCTCGCCAGGCTTCGAGGTCGTTTGGTCGGGGAGGGAAAAGCGGGAGTTCGTGGCGATAGTCGAACGGCTCTCCTGTGTTCCCTTCTTGCCCCTGGTCCTGTCCTGATAACCCTGTCGGGCCTCCGTCCCCGCAGGTGTGGGCCATAGATATCCGCTCGATCGCGGCGTTGTTCTCGGCGTGTTGAAGTTCGCCGCCTGATTCGGCAACTGCGCCGCGCTCGAGATGTCCCGCTGTCCTGGTCCTTGGTGCGATACGTCTGCCTTGGGAGTGCGCCAGTTCGCCGCCGGTGCGGGCAGTAGTTCCTCGGCCCTCTCCAACTGCCCCACTTGCCGACGATACGGGTACTGCTCTTTGGCGGGAGTCTGCCAGCAGGAACAGCCTGACTCTCTGGTGCGGCGCGCCCACTTCCTCCGCGCTGAATAGTCCTGCCTCAACTCTGTAGCCCATGCCCTCCAGTTCACGCTTGCATCCAGCTCGAAACTCAATTGCTCCTGCGACATTCTCGAGGAATACAAAGCGTGGGGAAACCTCTTGGACAACTCGGGCAATATCAGCCCAGATGTACCGCTCGTCTGACTCTCCGAGACGCTTTCCCGCGACTGAGAAGGGCTGGCAGGGATCGCCCGAAGTGATGATATCCACGACTCCACGCCACGGCTTGCCGTCAAAGGTTGTGATATCGTCCCATACAGGTGCCGAATCCAGGGACGCTTCCTCCATCCTCGCCACGAGAACGGACGCTGCATAGCTTTCCCGCTCAACGTAACATACGGTTCGTACACTATCCCCGAGAGCGATTTGGAGCCCGAGGTCAAGTCCTCCCACTCCGCTACAGAGGGACAGTGTATTGAGGGTACGTGCAGCCAAGTCATCGCACCCCCACGCCATATCGCACGAGAATCACGCTGGCGATGATGGAGATGGCTAGGATGATGGGGATTGTCATTGGGCCTCCTCAGAAGCTCTGTACTGCCCTTGCGATGTTGCTTGCGTAGTTCTCTGCCCTGCCGCCCATGCTTGATCCGCCGCCGTACCAGTACCAGGCGATCTGGTAGACATCACCGCCATACCCGCATGTATCGCTGATCTCTTTGATCCGATTGAAATACCAGCTGACTTGAGTATCCCAGGGCTGGCCGCCGATGCTGCTGTGGCCCTTGGTGCCGAACAGGTCGTAACTGCCTCGTCCCGACGTTGATTCTTCCTGCGCCGTTATCACACACAGGCGGCAGTCCATGCCCGTTTGTCGGCCGAGGTCTACCATCATCGGCGCGAGATCGATCAGTGCCTGCGGTACTCCCGTCGCCTGCATGTGCGCCGTGAGCCTTCCGATCATGCGCTGCCGCTCGAGCTCTACTGCCATTACCTGTGCCTGCTCGATCGCCATGCGCTCACGTATGGCTGTTGCCGGCAGTGAGGAGAGGCGGGAGGGCAGCGGCCGTGCGGCAACTCTTGGGGATATGGATTGACCGCCGAATACCCCTCCCGCCAAATGTATTCCGAGCATGATAGCTGTTACGAGCGCTGCTGAGAGGACCGGAGCCGCCAAGTTCGCGGGCCCTTTGTGGCGCTCTCTTACATCACGCACCTCGCCTCCGATCTTGAGCGGTTTCGTCCTGGGCCTGAGATCTCAAAGAAGGGTCGATTCCGTTTGCGCCCGCTACCGCGCGGGCAAACCTCTCCAGGGCGGGGGTTTCCGGTTCCCCCTCGCACGTGTGCGCGTCCTTCTGTTTTTCCTTTACCTTCTCTTCATTTCTTTTCATTTCACTTCTATTAGGACTGGAAATGGTGACCTGCACCACCGGTAACAGTGGCCCATGACACCGTTTACAGTGTCCGTCATCAGATGATTGATACTTAGATATGACCCGGTGCACACTCTGCCACGAACCGCGCTGGTAATATTCGAAGTCGATGACCTCGTAAAACTTCCCGCATTCGCAGAAATACCAACGGATCAGCTCAACTTCATGCAATTTCTGCATCATCTTTTCGATTTTCTTGGTCGACCAATCGCGATTTGCGAAGCGCTTTTTGAGATTCACTGGCCCGGCTGTCTCACGGCCCTCGTCGTCAGCCTTGACGATCAAGCCGAAAAACAAGCACATCTCTGAGTCATTGCAGAGGTCGAGCTTATCTGACTCATACGCGCTTCCCGCGATGCTGCGTCTTTCCCGTGCCATCTCCTGCCTTCCTATCCGACTATGCTGTACTGCTGCCTCATGAGCTCGTCAGCGCGCTCCTGCATGAGCTTCGATATCATGTCCACGAGGGTCCGGTGGCTCTTGTACCGGGCCGCCTGGTAGCCGCTCGCGGCCCTTTTCACTTTCACCTTGCGCTGCTTCTTGTTCATGCGGCCCTCCGTTCGTCCATGAGTTGCCCGATGAAGTGCTGGATATCGGCGAGGCACCCGGTGGAATAGACGGGTCGATCAGCGTGGCAAGGGAAGTAGCAATATTGCCGCCAAGGGCCATACCATTTCACGGTCCCGAGCCATTCACCACTGTTGTTGTTGTGACACATGAATGAGCGCGTCTTGATGTCGTAGCGACACTCATCGACGAAGTGGATGTACTCATATCTGGTTTTCATGCCGCCTCCTCGAACTTCCCATCGTCGAACAACCTGTCATGGTGCGGGTGGAAATGCTGCATCATCCAGACCTGGTGCATCCAGCGGTGCTTGTAGCCGAGGAAGCAGCGCACCGAATACCTGATCGCGGGGAACCAGTGGCGCTTCAAGGTACACAGCCAGAAGCCCTTGTCATTGCTCGTGATCGGGTACACCCGCTGAGATTCCAGCCACTCACGCTCATTGAGCCGCTGACTGGCGCGGTCAAGTTTGTCTAGGGCTTTATAAAGCTTGTGGTCGAGAGGGCGTATCCGATAGACCCCGAGTTCCCCGCAGTTATGGGGCTTGTCCTCCGCGCACAGTGAGATTAATTGTGCGGCTTCCTCCAGCGCGTCCAGACGCTTCTCGATTGCCTCGAACAACGCAATATCAAGTTGCGCCGCTTCCTGCTTCTCCAGATTGCGCTCTTCATAAAACGCTTTCCATGCGTCCAGTTCCTTGCTCATGTCGTCTCCTCTCGTGCATAGGATTTCGGTCAGGTCGGATTGGTTCATGCTTTCCCCTTATGCTCCGCTTCCCACGCTTCGCGCTCTCGCTTCTCACGCTCGAATATGGGTGACGGGTCGTACTCGCGGATGACCTTGCACCTGTGTACTCGAAATTTCCCGTCGGTGGCGGTCGGGATGCAGGCGATGTCCTTGGATGAGAACTCGCAGACCATGATGTGCCAGCCGTCTTCCCATTCGCGGAGGCACCAGTCGAGGGTGCAGAGGGATATTCCCTTGGCGCATTGGAATGTCGGGTCAGTGTTCGCGTCCTTCACTTCGAGGGTCGCGCCAGGTGTGTAGGTGAGCTTGCCGAATCCCATCGGTGACTCGAAGTTCTCGTTGGTGAGCTTGTAGGCGCGGATTTCCCCTACCTGCTCCGCGAGGATTAGCAGGGGGGTTGTGCGCTCGGGGGACAGTCCTTTGGTGTTGCGGAGGTTGGTGTTGTAGAGGTTGGTGTTGGAGAGGTCGGTGTTGCGGAGGTTGGTGTTGCGGAGGTCGGCGTTGGAGAGGTTGGCGTTGCGGAGGTCGGTGTTGTAGAGGTTGGCGTTGCGGAGGTTGGTGTTGCGGAGGTTGGTGTTGGAGAGGTCGGTGTTGCGGAGGTTGGTGTTGCGGAGGTCGGTGTTGTAGAGGTTGGCGCTGCGGAGGTTGGCGTTGCGGAGGTTGGCGTTGTAGAGGTCGGCGTTGCGGAGGTCGGCGTTGTAGAGGTCGGCGTTGTAGAGGTCGGCGTTGCGGAGGTTGGCGTTGCAGAGGTCGGCGTTGCGGG